TGGCTAACGGCTGAGACGCATTACCATATTGCTGACCAATATTCACCCGCCCCTGCGCTGGCCTCCAGTACGTCCCATCGCAGATCCATTTCTGGTTTGCATAGTCAGTAGCCTGCAGCTCTGCGCCTACCGGCACAAGACCAACGGCAGGCCGACCCGCCCATGTAGTCAGAAAAGGAAACTCGAAACGCCAGACGCCGCCGACCGCAGTAGCGATGTTGCCGCCGTAGTTCGTGATTTCAAACGATGTTCCTGTTGCCAAGCCAGTCGCAGATGGCAGTCCAGCTAAAGGGAGCCCAATCAATCCAGATAGTCGATGAATAGGCATTACAATCCCTCCCCAGCAGTGACAACCACGACTCCCGATGCGCCACCCGTCATCCGCTTGAGCTTAATGGTGCGCTCAAGGCCAACGCTGATCGGCTGCGATGACTGCGCTGGGATTGGATAGCTCAGCGTGTCGCTTGGAGTGGTGGTTCCCACCTCAATCAACAGCTCTGTGGTGCCGCGATTCTCAATCCACACTGTCATATCGTCCGTTGATGAGTAGCCTGGATTTTCAGGAAGAGTGACAGTTGTCACTGTGTCACCCACGCTTAGCCGCTGCGCTGCGAGCGTGAATGGTCGAAACGCCGATGATTTAGGCATGATGCCTCCTCGTGTTGGTTTGGCCTGCATTCTATGAGTCCATTATCGCACAAGATCCAGCCAAGTCACGCATAGCCTTTGCTGATGTCAAGTGCTAAGATGCGGATATATTTGCTGGGAGTGCCCCATGAAGAAAAAGTTGATCCACTGCAACAGCCGATCGAGCGCCACGGTATCAACTAAACGGCTGCATTGCGGGCGCGTGGCTGGGAAGGACATCTATACCGATTTCATGGTGATAGAGAACACCTGCCACATGGTGTTTGATAGCGTCATGAATGGGATGCTTTATCCGAAAGAGGCGTGCATGGAGCTGGCTAATTATCTGATGGCCACCAACAAGCGCGTCCCGGCCCCACTGTCTCATCCGTCTGATGCCGATGGTAATTTCCTGTCAGCGTCTGACCCGATCACGTTCTCGGCGCACAACGTATTCGCCTTTGACACTGACTGGCGGATCGTTGGCGACAAGCTGGTTTCCAACACCTACATCGACATGAAGCGCGCAGCCGAGAACCCGGAAGCGCAGTGGTTGATTGAGCGCGCCAACGGTAAGCAGCCGATTGACCGATCCACAGGGCTGGAGCTCATGGTGCGCGAAGAGGACGGCTTCGGCCCAGACGGCGAGCCTTACAATCTGGTTTGCCACGCCATCATGAACTTGGACCACTCCGCCATCCTCGACCCTGATCGCGAGCCTGGGGCTAAGAACAACGCCGAGGCCGTGGGTATGTTCACCAACGCGCAGGGTGATTCCATCGATGTGGTGGAAGTAGAGATCGCGGCCAACGCATCGACCCCTGCCATGCGCCTGCCGATTGCTCCGCGTGATACCAACTGGGACGGCGTTGCGGCAGAAGGACGGATCCGCGAATACACCGGCAGCACTGACGCGCCGAGCTCGAACTACCGCAAGTTCTTCATGTTCTTCGACCAAGCCAATGCCGACCAGTTCACCGCCTACAAGCTGCCGTTTGCCGACATCATCAACGGCAAGCCGCATGTGATCCCGGCAGCAATCAGCGCGATTCAAGGCGCACTGTCTGGTGCCCGTGGTGGCGTTGATATTCCGGATGCTGACAAGCAACGGATCCAAGACTTCGTGACGGCGTATCAGGCCCGCATCGAGGTCGAGCAGTCCACTATGGCCAATAGCGACCAAAGCGGGTTCGCCAACATCATCAACAAGATAATCGAGGTTTTTGGTTTCAAGCCGAAAGCCGGTTATAATGCAGACGGTTTAATCAACAACAACGAGGCAGACCAGATGAAAGAGAAAATTATCGCGGCACTCAACGCAGCGGGGATTAAGACCGAAGGTCTGTCCGATGATGCGTTGTTTGCTGAGTTCCAGAATATGAAGGCGCCTGAAGGCAAGCCGGACACCAAGCCAGACGTTAAGCCTGAAGAAGAAGACGACAAGAAGGCCATGGTGGATAACGCCAAGCTGCTGGATGCCATCAATGCGCTTACCGCCAAGGTCGAAGCCGTCGAGCTGGCTGCCAACGCATCCGCCCGCACCGAGATCGACGCTATGGCCGAGCAGGTCGCCGGGCTGAATATCGGCCTTACCGCCAACGCTGCTAAGCTGCTGCCGAAGGCAGAGCTCGAATCCATCCTCGCCAAGAACGGCGTGATCGTGGCTAACTCCTTCGGCGGTCAACGCCAAGGCGGCAGCTCCTATGAAGCCATGCCGGAATAAGGGGGCAGACAATGGCAAAGCAAAAGATTTATCTCGGCCAAGCTGACGGCTCGGCAACTCCTACACTGGTTGAAGGTCTGGCGGTTGATGCGATTGTACCGGGTTCACTGGTCGAGCGCAGCGCGTCCGGCTTGTCCACCAGCAACAACGCGGCCACCGTGTTCAACTCTGAATGCCTGGTTGCCCAGGAAATCGGCTCCGGTCGTGGCGCTGAAATCACTACCGCCTGGACTATCGGCGACACTGCGCAAGCTGTGAAGGTCAAGTCTGGCGAATTCGTCAACGTGCGCGTTGCCACCGCTCAGACCATCGTTGTCGGCACTGCACTGTCGTCCAATGGCGATGGCACGCTGAAAGTAGCCGCCACCGATGGCACCCAGCAGATCCTCTTCTATGCCGAAGAGGCCGTCACCACTTCCGGCGTTACGCTGGTTACTGTATCCAAGGCATAAGGGGGAATAACATGTCTTTGATTCTTCGTACCTCGCTGGCTACCAACGCCCAGCAAAAACGAGCGATGGATGCCCAGTGGCAGCAAGCGCAAGAACTGCGCATGGCTGGCAACGCCTCCATGGAAGCACTGCTCAAGATGTACGGCAACGCCGCGCGCTCACCGGCTGAAGCCTATCGCGAGTTTGACAGCACCACCAAGATCGAGCCTCGTGCTGCTGGCGAGTTTGCCACCCTGACCCGCTTGCTCCAGAAGCCGCGCTCAGTATCCATCGGTAAATCTCTGTTTGAATACCGCAAGTCGTCCGAGCTGGATGTGGGCCAGTCGTCTATGTCCGGTCAGGTCGGCGTCAAGCTGGATCACGTTGACTACGGCTATGGCGGCGTGATCGTCCCGATCCACGACAAGGGCTTTGGCCGCCAATGGCGTGACGTTGAAGCCATGCGCTCCGATGGTTTCGACGCCCTGGTTGATGACGCCCGCGAAGCTGAAACCGTCATGATGAAAACCATGGATAGCTTCTTGTGGTCAGGCAACTCCAAGCTGGTCGTTGATGGCAAGAAGTGGCTGGGTCTGAAGGGCGATAGCACTGTGGTTTCCAGCACGCTGTCTGTCGATCTGGCTGCGCTGGCTTCCACCCCGGAGAACATCCGCGCCGAGGTTGCCGAGAAGCGTGACGAGCTGTATATCACCAACAAGTGCGTTAACCCGCTGCGTTTGGCGGTGTCGAGTGAAATCATGTCCAACTGGGAGCGTCCTTTCAGTGGTTCAGATTTCGGTTTCGGCACCATCCTGGACATGGTCAAGAAGCTGCGCGGCATCTCCGATGTTTACGAAGATTCCGCACTGACTGGCAACCAGATCGCGCTGTACTGGGATGACCTGATGGGCCTGCACCCGGTAGTCGGCATGGGTATCAACACCTACGCAGTCCCGCGCCAGTTCCACAACAGCGACTTCGCTTTCATCAAGTGGTGCGCCGTTGGCTTCTGCGCCAAGGTGAGCAAGTCCGGCAAGAAATGCGCGCTGTATGCGGCTTAACGGCTGATAGCGTGACAGGTAAAAGAAAAGCCCCGAGAGGGGCTTTTTGTTGTGCGCATCCTCCATCTCTAGCCAGCAGGCTGTTAGCGTCTGGCTCAGAATTGATGCTCTGTCGTGACTGCGGCTTCTCCACCGGGTTTCCCCGTCCGCATCGTGCCCGGCGCACTTGGTCAAAGCCAGGGTGTTGCCCGTCTGGATGTCTAACGATTAGTCACAACCGGCTGAGCACTGTTAAGGTTGCGACCCTTACTATTCCGCCACCAAGGCGGCTAACAATGCTCATGCGGTTATGCGCTCCTTTTATCGACAGAAGCCACGCCGCCAGCATTTGTGCATCGTTGAGAGGCTGCTGGATTATCGCTATCAGCCACGCTTCCCAGCGTTGCCAATAACTGGCCGTCTATTCCGGCTGCCAAGACTGGATCACCTCCTGTCTGCCCTTGTCGGGGGAATGGTTGTGGTGCACGCCGTGCGCGTCGTTGGGTTGCCGCCACCTGCTTTCATCACCACAACCCGAAGCCTACACCATAACTGCTTGCACTGCAAGCCATGCGCAAAAATTATCCATTTGTGCCCGAAGTGATATACTCAGGCCATTGACCACCACCGGCATCAATCTTGAAATACCCAGTCACAGAAACATGGCAGAACGCCTACACGCTATCTGGCCTAGCCCCAGGCAGTGACAGCGCCTCACAAACCGTATCCGCTGAAATCGTGGTGATAGAGGGTGATGTCGATCTCCCTGTTTAGAGATTGACGAATGAATATCCACTTAACAACATGTTATGATCGAAACACCACCGGAGAATTGGGATGATTGACGAGATGCAGAGAGAGCTACTGAATGGCCTGAGCAAGCTATCCGAATCGGTTAGCGACCAGTCAGCGAAAATAGGCGAGCTAGTTGGCGAGATGCGACAGGTGAACCAATCGCATATGGAAGTTAAGACCAAGCTGGCAGACCATGAGGATCGGATCCGAAGTATCGAGCTGGATAACGCCGCCAACTCCCAAACTCTGACATCTACCCGCAAGGTGTTTGACAAGGCCCGGGATCTGGCTATCACGGCCATAGTCACGGCGGTCGCAGCCTACTACGGATTTGGACATCTGCTATGAGCATCACCCTCTCTCTCGAAGACTTCAAGACGCGATTCCCCGGCGTCTCGGCTCCCGACATTGTGATCCAGGACTTCATCGACATGGTGGCGCAGATCCAGCCATGCCTGGAATCTAATTACCCTGACGCAGTAGCGCGCATGATCGCCTATAACCTGGTGGCCCACTTCTGCGAAGAGTCCAGCGGGAAGCGCGTCAAGTCGCAGACTGCCGCCAATGGAGCATCACAGAGCTATGACCTAGGCACCGGCAAAGATGGCCTTGGCGCCACATCATATGGCCGCGTTGCGTTGCAGATGGACACAGCAGGTTGCACAGGCGCGCTCACGTCATCCGGTGTTGTCATCCTATGTGTAGGTGGGAGAAACGCGCCATGAGCTCGATTGCTAACTGGTCATACACATCCACCTGCACGATCACGCCGCAAGGCACCACAGACGAGTGGGGCGACGCGGTTCCCGGCGCTCCTTACCAGCTCATGTGCGGCTGGCGCAAAGGTGGTGACACCAAGTATGTTGACGACAAGGGCACCGAGTTTACACCGGCGCTTACCGTCTGGACTGAGCTCATCAACGCTGACACCGGCGCAGTAATGCCAGCTCCGGCGCGCGGTGATATGCTGACCATTGGTGATGCGTCATACCCGATCAAGTCAGTTATCGAGGACGATATGAGCGCGTTTCGGGCTGGGTTGAATGATTTTACTGTGGTGGCGTAGTTCCATGCAGTGCCGGTAATAGCTTGGAGGATGCCATGCCCCTAAAAGGCGTCGAGAAAGTGCGCGGACGATACCAAGCCTTGATCAAGGAAATATCAGGGCCGCGCACGCTCAAGGTGGTGAATGCCATCATTGCCACCGGGGCTGCTTACGCCAAGCTCTACACGCCGGTTGATACATCGGCGCTTATCAACAGCCAGCGCAAGAAGGTTTCAGAGATGGGATCTGGTGTTGTGGTCGGGCGCGTGTGGTATTCTCAGGAATACGCACTTTGGCTGGAAACTCGCGATCACTGGACGCCACGCAAGAAGAAAACGGCAAAGCCGCACTTCCTGCAGTCTGGCTTTGAGGATCCAGAGCCGCAAGCAGACATTAAAGACATCATTAAGCAGTGGTATAAGCTATGACCTACACCAAAGCAGATTTACCCGAGGCGCAGATCCGCGCCGTGCTGGATGCCGACAGCTTACTGGCAGGCTTCGACGTGCAAATGATGTCCTACACTGAACCGACCACAGCGACATCTCGCGTTGTGCTGATCCGCGTTGACGGCTCAGGCGCAACCAGCACAGAAGACCACCAATTCCCCACCATGCTGATTGCAGTATTCGGCGCGGTGGCAGATAGCGACAAGACTGGCCTGCGACTCAAGGCTGAGGAAATCGCAAAGAAGTTGCGCGCCCAGGGCCCGGTTAACCGGATCACCGGGGTGCAAAACCTGACAAACCCGTTCGGCCCCTACTTCACTGACAGCGGGCGTCCGGTGTTTGAGATTAATTTCACACTGGCATTGTCTGAGGAGATTTAGCCATGGCGGATGGTTTTTTGGGTAAAAGCATCGTTGTCGATGTTCACTTGGGCGCAAGCGATACAGCGCCGACCACTGGTTGGGTGCGCTGGGGCGCCTGCCGGGATAAAGAGATTGGCCCCGAGCTGGATACCGTGGATTCCACCCACGACACCAGTCAGGGCAATTACCGCTCCTACCTGACCACCTTTGCAACACACGATATTGCACTGTCTGGTGTCACCAGCACGGACGCGGCCAACAACCTGGACGACATCGAGAAGTACGTACTGGACGCCATTTCAGGCGGCACACAGCCGGAAGTCTGGATCCGCATGGTGCGCCCGAAATCTGGCGGCGAGCATCGAACCTATGAGTTCCCGGCCATGATCAAGAACCTCAAGATCACCGGCACCTATGATGACGTGGCCACCTGGTCGTCTGACATTTCAGGCACCGGTGATATCGTGACTACTGACGCCTAACAGGGGGAAGAATGGCAACTATTGGAACATTTACAGGCGGGGTTAACACCCCGTCCACTATCACAGAAACCGCACTGACCGGCACTGATACGTTTGTTTATGACGCATCCGGGATGCTAGTCATCCGCAACTCTACTGGCGCAAGCGTCACTGTTGTGCTGACCGGCTCAACAGCCACCACCACCAAGCTGGTAGACGGAGGCGGCACTGTCCCTCTGGCTTCCGGTGTTAGCATTGCTGTTGCAGCAGGCGCGATTAAGTCCATCAAGTTGGGCTCAATCCGCGACTTCCTGACCGGCACCATTGCCGTGACTGGCGGAGCAGCTGGCGTGTTCGCTTACATCCTCAAGTAGTTCATGGGCCAAGGATGGCCCACCTTTCTCTGGTGCTTGCTATGAAGCCAATTCTGTCAATCGGCCAGCAGGCCATCAAGTTTAACGGCAATGCCTACCTATTCAGTCCGTCATTCAAGAACATCGCCAACATTGGCGAGCCTGATCACATCATCACGATATTCAACCTAATGACCTCGCAGGACGCAGATCCGGTGGCTACCTGCGGCTATTCCAACGACATCATGACAGCGTGCTGTGCCGGAGAACTTCCTGATGGCCTGCTGTGGGATGTGGCTTCGTCATGGGGCGGGGATCGGGTTGTGATGAAGCGCGGCAAGGTTTCATTATCGGCTCAAATCATCATGGCAGTGGATCTGCTCTACATGGGCATCATCGGCAAGCCAGGTAGACTAAAGGAGCGCGGCACAGGCAAGCCGTTTACAGAGTTCAACGCCAGCGAGTATGTCTCTATTGCCGTCTCGCAACTCGGAATGACGCCAGCCAACGCTTGGGACATGACCATGATCGACTTCCAGCGAGCCATGGAAGTCCGACACCCAGAACTATTCGCGCCACGTGATCTGCCGACCAAATCAGAGCTGGCCAAGATGAACGCCGAAGCAGACGCCGCAATCAAGCGACTAAACGCCAAGCGTGGTATAAAATGACGGCATTGGTTGGTAGCGGTAGTGGTGAGTTGATGGGGGCGAGATGTCAGAGAATTTAGGTGTAATTGAATACCAGGTGCGGGCGGATGTTTCTGAGGCGATAACCTCCGCTAAGCAATTCGACGCCGCCATGTCTGACGCAGAGAAGACGGCTGCCAAGGTTGATAAAACAGCCGCAACCGCAACCGCAGCCATTAACACGGTCGGCGAAGCCAGCAAAAATACCGCCATGAAGATGACGCAGGCTTCATCGGCGGTTGAGCGCCACATTCAGGCGCTGAAGATTGAAGCCGCAACCGCACGCATGTCATCCCAGCAGAAAGAGCTGTATGTTGCCGCCTTGAATGGCGCCACATCTGCCCAGCTTGCTGAAATCACGCAGATGCGCAACTACATCAACACGCTGAATAATGCCACCGGGTCAAACAGCAAGTTTCGCGGCGGCGTCCAGCAGGCTGGCTACCAGATCCAGGACTTTGTTGTTCAGTTGCAAGGTGGAACAAATGCGTTTGTTGCTTTCGGTCAGCAAGGATCGCAACTTGCCGGGGTATTCGGCCCGTCAGGCGCTGTTATTGGTGCGCTAATTGCTATCGTTGCTGTTATAGCTCAGGTTGCCACATCCTCAAAAAGCGCGGCCGCAGACCTGACTGAGCTTGCTAATGCAGGTCAGCGCGTCGCTGACTTGCGGCTTGATACTCTGGTAAAGATCAATAACGCAACACGCGACTTTGCATCAAGCGAGCGCCTGACTTCATACAGGAAGCTGGGCAGCGAGGTTCTCGATTTAACCACAAAGTATGAAAACCAGCAGCTAACAACAAAGAGGCTTCGAGAGGAGACCCAGGCGGCACAGGACGCCATGCAGGATGTCGGCGGGTTCTTTGGCGGATCCACTCAAGAAGCAACAACCAAGCTTGCTTCCGCAAACGATGCGCTGAATGCATCCCTTGCAGAAGAGGCAAGACTCCGGTCAGACGTATCAGGAATACAAGACAAGATGTCAAAGCTGACATCTGAAGAGGCAAAGGAAAAAGAAAAGCTCGCCACCGCTGATGATAAGGCGGCAAAAAAGGCACAGAAAATAGCTGAATCTGCAGCCAAGAAGCAGCAAACAGCATTCGACTCCAACGCGCAGAAGATCAAAGAGGCTGGACTTGAGACGCAGCAGCTTGCAACCCAGTACGCCAATCTCAAGACTAAAGAAGACGGCACCATCGACTCCACCATGCGCCACACAGCTGAGTCTGCGAAGCTGGCGGCCCAGCGAGAACTCAACAAGCAAGCCACAGAAGCAGAAGTCAACGCATTGGCTAAGGAAATACTGGCGCAGGACCAGCTCAAGCAGAAATATGACGAGCAGAAGAAGGCCGCCGAGGAGCGCAACCGGCTTACAGCTGAATTCAACCCGGTGCAGCAGGCTGGCACTGACTACGCCAAGCAGCAGAAGGATCTGGAGTCTGCCCGGGCACTGAACCTGCTCACCGAGCAGCAATACCAGCAGCAGAAAGAAATCCTCGCTCGCACCTACGAGCAAAACCGCATGGCCGCCGCCGAGGAGCTTTACAAGCAGCAGTCTGCCGGGAATGAGTTCCTGATGAACTCGTTGGACGCCTTGGGCAGTGCAGCCACCAGCACGATCAGTGGATTGCTATCCGGCACCATGTCAGTCACCGAGGCCATGCAGAATTTTGCCAACATCATTCTTAATCAGGCTGTTGGGGCACTTGTTGAGATGGGGCTTAACTACGTCAAGCAGCAATTGCTGTCGCAGGCAATGGCGGCGGCACAGGTGGCCACAGCGTCAGCCACCGGCACGGCAATTGCCGCAGCCTATGCCCCAGCGGCGGCCATGGCGTCACTTGCCAGCTTTGGCGGTAACGCTGCGCCTGCATCTGCTGGGATTGCGTCAACTACCGCGCTTGCTAGCGGACTGGCGCTGTCCGTCGGTCGCCGCTACGGCGGCGGCGTTAACCCCGGCTCCATGTATCCAGTCAACGAAGGCGGGGCACCTGAGATGCTGACCGTTGGCGCTAAACAGTACCTTATGCCAAACGCTCGCGGGGAGGTGGTCAGCAACTCGGATGCCACGGGTGGCAATGGAGGGATCACGTTTATCACTAACAACAACGCATCGAACCTGGTTACCGCTACGCCGTCATATGACGAATCAACCAAGACCGTCACGCTGGCCGTCAATGAAGTGGCCCGCCAGCTATCAACGAGAACAGGGCCGGTATCTAAGGCGCTGCAGGGCGGGTACAATGTCAACGGGAGGACTTCATAATGGCTAGAGGGTGGTGCGTTATGGCTAAAGAGGGGGTCTCGCAATGCCGATAGTTGATTACCCAACAGGGCTTGGAACCGTGCTGATGACGAAGAGTCGCTCACAAGCGGCGACGTTTGGCATGGCCGAGCCAAAGAGTGGCCCTGGCTACACCAAGAACACGTCGGTTGATGTGCCTGTTTTCTGGGACGTGACGTTTAAGTTTTCTGCCGTAGATGCTCAGCGATTTCATGCCTGGTTTATGAACACGCTGAGCCGTGGCCGCAACAAGTTCAACATGCTGCTGTCTACCGAGTTTGGTAACGTGTCGCATGTTTGCCAGTTCATGCCAGATTCTCTATTGCCACAGTCACGGGACGCCAACGTCCACACCTACACGGCGCAGATCCGCAGCGAGGCGATCAAGTATCCTCCCTATATCGAGGAGAACTTTGACTTCGTTGCCAGCGACTTCTACCCGTTGCGTAGCGAGTGGGATTACGCGCTGAATGTGCAGTGGCCTTATTGATGCCGCTTAGTGGAGTGAAACCATGGTAACAGCCACAGACCGCAAATTCTGGGCACAGAAGCACCCGCAGCAGGAATGGGAAACCATCAAGATCACGCATCCAGACCTTGCCGCCCCGGTGCGCATTGTCGGCAAGGCGTTTACCGAGCAGACATTCGGCGGGGAGGTTTACATTCCGTGCGCTATGACGCGCCGGGATCCGCAACAGGACGGGGACTTAGTGCCAACGGCAAGCGTTACTTTCCCCCGTGCGCTGATTGGTGATGCGCTGGCAGAGGCTATCAAGCAGATCACGCCTTCAGGGTGGCTTACGCCATTCTCTGCCACTTTAGCGACGTGGTGGGATAGCAACCGTGCCACTCCATCCAAGTCGTGGGATTTATTCATTCCAGAGAATGGCATTGTGATGAACAGCGAGAGCGTTACGATCCGGTTTAGCGATGACAACCCGATGGTGAGGTCTGTCTCGCTTCTTTACGATACTTCCGTGTTCACCGGGCTGGAGTTGCAGACGACATGACATTGACTACCGAGAGCAAACCGCCACGCATCCCACTAGACGAGTTCATCACCTTCATGATCGATGTGCCGTGGGTGGGGGGTAAAGCCAACTTCGCAGAGTGCGATTGCTGGGGCCTTGTCGTGCTCTACTACCGGCACGTTATCGGCATCGAGCTTGCGCCAACGCATGACGTGCCAATGGCCGAAGGAATGGCGGCCCAGCTTGCAACCGGGCAATGGCGTGAGGTCACACAACCAGTCGATGGCGTGGTGTTCATGGCCTACCATGACGGAAACCCAGCGCACTGCGGGGTTATCATCGGCAATCGTGTGTTGCACTCAGCAGGAGGACGCAACCGTGACGGCTATTGCCGATTCGACCGGCTTGCGGCCCTACAAAAACACCACACCGACATGCGCTATTTCATCCACAAGGGGGCGGCGTGATTATTGTCTGCAAAGACCCTGGCAATATCTCAGGGTCACAGCGTTATATCCAGAACTGCGATCACTCATGGCAGGATAACTTATTCGAGATTTTCCCGGATGGCCTGGATCCGAGAGATTGGCGCGTAACACTGAATGGCGTGGAGATCGCGCCGGAAGATTTCGATGTGGCCTCCACCCCGGAAGCCGATGATGTGCTTGTGCTGGCTAACACGCCGCACATGATTACTGCCGCATACTTAGTTGTTGTCGCGCTAGTTGCAGCTGCCGCCGTCTATCTGCTGACCCCGAGCTACAACCTAGGGGCCACAACATCCAGCAAGACCAGCTCGAATAACAGCTTCACCGGCCAAACAAACCTGCCACGCGCTTACCAGGCATGGCCTGACATCTTCGGCCGGAATCGGATCTACCCCGACATCATTTCACCGTCTGTCGTCGAGTACGTCAACAACGTGAAGACGCTGCGCCACTACTTTTGGGTTGGGCGAGGGTCGCACACACTCACCGATGTGAAATATGCAGAATCTGACGTCACCGACTACGCCAATTCGGCATACACCATCTATGGCGACGGCGTTGCCATCCCTGAGGTGATCGAGCAGTTCGCTAACGAGGCAGTGGATGGGCAGGAGTTGCTGGGGATTAACGAGGGTGGTGATACCGGGATTTCCGTCACCGACACGGTAACAAGCGGAGCATACCCCATTGATACCGCCATTGTTGTCGTGACCATCCCTTACTCTACCGACGCTCAGGAGCTGTACGACAGCTACACCGCTGGCGGCGTATCGATAAACACGCAGTTTAGCACCGAGTCAACTCCATCTTCCGGCCCATCACCCACAACATACTATTTTTCATACAATGCTTATGGCTTGATTACTGGCTTCGTTATTAACCTAGATCCTATCCTGTTGACGCCAATTAGCTGCACCATCAACATGGATATAAGCCAGGAACCGCATATGTCCGGCGAGACACTTACCGGCTCGATCACTATTACCGGCAATGAAGAAACAATCATAGGCCCATTCGAGCTGTCCGTTGCTTGCTATCAGATATGGTATGACGTGGTTTTCCTGCGTGGGCTGAAAGGCACTGCCGCATTCACCGCGGAGTGGTGGGCTGTTGATGGCTCAGGAGTGGAGATCTCGGGCAGTCGTCAAAGCGAGTCGTTCAGCTATTCAGGTGCGAAACTGGATCAAAAGTACTTCACCCGCAAGCTTTCGCCAGCTTACGGGCTGGGCAAGTACCGATTCCAGATAATGCGAACCAACGACGCAGACACTGAGAATGCCACCAATCAGGCCAAGTTGAATGCGCTGTATGCCGTGCGGGTAAAGAACAATCAGGTTTACCAGATTAACGGATTTAGCGGCACGGCGATTGTCGTTGACTCCAGCGCAACCGAGAACGCCACGACCTCCAGCGGCATGAAGTTCAACGCATGGGATCAGCGCAAGGTGATCACCTGCAACGCCGATGGCTCCGTTAATTACACACTGTCAGAGTCACGTCGGATCTGTGATTCAGTTGTCCATCACATGCACATAGACGCCGGGGTTCCGCTGTCACGGATTGACGTTGCAGGTCTCTACGCCATCCAGCAGTCAATTACGCCAGCCGAGCTTGGCTACTTTGATGGCACCTTTGACGATGCGGACGTGTCACTTGGCGACCGCGTGCAAGCCATGTGCAACGCAGGGCGGATCTTGGTTAACCGTGAGGGCTCGAAGTGGGTGTTTATCCGTGACGCCGCCCAAGCCTACCCGCTGGCAACCTTCGACCGGCGCACCACGTCAAACAGTGAGTTTTCGCTTACCATCAGCCCGACCAACAGCGGCGGTAAAGATAGCGTCCAGCTGCAGTGGGTTGACTCTGAAGAGTCGAACACAAAGAAGTTCATCAGCCTGAAATGGGATAATGCCAACGGGATCCCGATGTTTGGCTATGGCGCAAACCCGCTACAGATAGAGCTTAATGGCTGCACCAACTACGCTCAGGCGCTGGACCGGGCTGAGTTGGAGATGCGCAAAATCGTCTACCTGCGCAACTCAGTCAGCGACGTGTCGCTCAATGACGCCGAGTATGTTTGGCGCGGTGAGCGGGTGCGCTGGGTTGATGTGGCTGACGTGTCAGCGGGTTCTGGTGAGGTGCTGGCTGTTGATGGCAACAAGTATAAGACCTCCGAAGAGTGCATCTTCGACGGCGTGTCAGTCTACAAGGTTTGCATCACCGACGAGCACGGCTATTCATCATCATTTGTTACGGCCACTCCACGCACTGACGGCGTAAATGGCTTTGTGGCATCCGGCCTGCCTGCTGCCGTGATCCGCAACCATGACGATATTCAGTTGGGCAGTCGATACCTGCTTGTGAAGGAAGCCGAAATAGGCCGCCATGACTTCGTTTTGTCCAGCAAAACCCCAAACAATGACGGCACTTTTAACATAGAGCTGGCACAATATGATGACCGCGTTTACCTAAGGAGCTTGACCGCATGACCGACTACACCTACAACACCGAAAACCCCATCGGATCGACTGACGTTCGAGACGGCGTTGACAACCTGAAATCGTTTGATGTGCTGCTCAACAGCACTGCCGACGCCTATCAGGATCGGCTTGGGGACACAGTTCCCACTGCTGCTGGGGCAATCAAGCGCCTTGGCCCTGTCGTTACCGCATGGACATTCACCGCGGGAGGTACGCTGAATTACCCCAATGAGGCTGCGCTGAATCCGGTTGATGGCAACTACTACGGGTGGACTGGCGCGTTCCCGAAAGCCGTAGCCCCAAGCACTGACCCTACATTACCTGGCTCTGGCTATGTGCCGCGCACGGATGTTGTGTTGCGGAATGAGTTGGCACAGCCGAACGGGTTTAATCTGGTCGGTGGTGCGGCGGCGGATTCCGAGTTACAGCCCGCAATTGCCCAGATTGATGCGGTATACCCACATCGTCGGTGTGACGAAATTGCTAAACGTCTTGGATACGGTGAGGCGATTACATTGGCGTGTTTTGGTGACTCCACAATGTATGGCTACTTGGTGGGAGGAGCCACTTCAGACGTGCAAGACCCTAAAAATCCACCTGCGGCCCTAGCGGCAACAATGTCAACATTAAGCCTTGTCGTGTCTGTAATAAACGCCGCAATTAGTGGGTCTGATCTTGAGGTCATGCTATCCGGTGGCGACAATGTAGGAGGGTTGACGTATGAACAAAGAATTGCTCCGGGCGGCATTGCTGCATCAGCTCACGTTGTTTATTGCAATCATGGGATAAATAACTGCCAGAGCAATTTGTCGATCGATACGTACCGTACTGACCTGATTCGATTCGTACAAATAACCCGTCAATATGGCAAAATTCCTGTCTTGGTGACGCCGACACCATTGACTGTTTTTTCAAATAGAAGCACACAAATCCTGATGTATGTAAATGTCATGCGAGAGGTGTCAGTTAGTTGCAATTGTGATCTTGTAGATAACTACGCCTACACAAAAGCAAGCGCAAAAAAGATAACTGAAACAGTGCTTGTACCTGACGGCATCCACCCAAGCAGCGATCTCTATTACCAGTGTGGCAGAAATCTGGCTATACCGTTGGTGTCAACTGTGGCAATTAAAGCCCACGGAGATATAGCGGGCATACACGGCACTAGCTGGTATAGCAACATGATCGCGCCAGTATCTCAGAGAGACGAAACCAAGACTGGTTTTGCCATGATTGGCACAAGAGCTGCTTCAGAAACATCAACTTACATACCCGTTATTTTTGATGAGCCAGTGTCATACCTGTCATTTATGGCGTTGCAATGGCCAGACGGGGCCACATTCAAGGGCGGCATTGCTGGAAATGCCACATCGGCAGTGAATGCGAAATCAGGGAAATCATACGGATCTCTTACGCAATATAAATGGGATACCGAATTTCCATGTAAAATTAACGCCATGGCTGGTCTGAATGTCGTATATTTTTCATTTGATATGAGTGACACAAGACCAGCAAATGAAACATTGGCATATTCTGGATTGGTAATCCCAAGCCAAAGTGGCAGAAGTGGAATTGTTCCAATTACAGCTGATGCTGATTTTATAAAGGATTTCTCTTTTGGGATAAACGAGAGAATATCCTTTTCTTATAAGTTCGCACCTGACGCAACTGCTATCCCAACATTTGTCGATAGCTCAGGAGCGGTCGCAGCTAAATTAAAAGTTGTGACTAACGGCGATATGTATCTGGATTTCTATGCTGATGGGGCAGTGGTAACGTCGACGCTAGTAAGTGGCAGTATTGCTACTACTGAAAAAACTTTAGGCATTGAGATCGCGATAAATGCCGACAGCATAAAGTTTTCAGCATGTGAGCAGACTGGGTTTGTCACGCATACAGTCGCCACGACAAACACAATGCCACCGATGTGCCTATCAAATATCGGGTGTAGCTTCGATATATCGTACCAGTAAGCAGTATGAAAAAGCCCCTCAATCGAGGGGCTTTTCGTACCACTGCTGCCAGCGGATCAGCTACTTCTGCATCGAATCCGCATAAGCCTGACACGCCTCAAGCGACAGCACTACTTGGTCGCACTCGGCACCGACTCCAATAATTCGCCCTGCAGCTTCAATCGATAGACCGGCTTGTACTTCTTCATTGCCATCGCTGGTGGTGGCGGAATTGTTTGGCACTGCACGACAGGCAAGGGCTGGCTTGACGCGCAGCCCGTTAGCTGCATTATCGCTAGCATTACGCAGCCGCTCCATAACAGCCTGGTATTCCACTTCCGCATTAGCCGCGTCATTGATTGCTCTGGTTTCAATCTCGCCGATAGTCTCATTGAGTTTCCGCTCCTTTGCTCGATATTCTTCTGATAGTGTGTTTGCCGCCTGCGACTCTGCAAGCTTGCGCTCAACCTCTTTCGCCTGCCACTTCTTATCCGTGGTGTGCGCACCAGAAAACCACACGCCGCAGCTATACAGGATAACGAGGCACAGGATTATCCAGGCTTTGGTTGGGTAGGTCATGCGATTACCTCCGCCAAAGCCGTGGCGCTCACACGGCCTGCGCGGCGCTCTTTCCTGTGTGTGTTTCGCTTGGCTTGCTTGCCGCATCCCTGATTGCCATGCTCGTTACCGGGTCGAGCTGTCCAATATTCGAAGCCTGGCGGCTTGCTTCCGCGCTTGGTTCTGCTCATGCAATCACCTCTCGATAGTAAACAGCCTGCTCTGCCGCAAGCCAGTCCTCATACTGCCGCCCCCATTCGTGGTGCAGGTAGTGGTATGTCACAGCTCACCACCTCTCGGCAACCCCTCAACAAGATCGCGGAATCGCGCATCACTGATCCGCCCCTGGCACAAGTCTCGTTCGGCGTTGCGGCGAGTCCAGATGCCTGTGCATTTACTGGCTGGGCGGCTACAGTCGCGCTTCACGCCGTCAACACTGGTGTAACGATACATCAGAAACGCATCGCAGCTTCCACGCCAGTCGCCGGCCATCAGCTTGCGCCATGGTGTGGTCGCGTCGGCGGCAATGCCGGTTCCGAGGTTGAAAAGAAAGTCAGCCCACGCCACCCTAGCTCGATTGCTCATCTGGTACGGCACCTTATCGAGCGGCTTGCTGTGCTTCTCAAGCTCGGCAGCAAAGCGGTTGTCGCACCACTCCTTCGTAACGGTCATGCCCATCTTGATGTCGGGACCGGTAATACCATTGCAGATGGTCGGGACTCCGCCTTGATCCAGATAAGCGGCCGTGTGCGGCTTGCCTCCGGCAGACTCGAATTGCCCGGTAAATAGCAGGGCCACGGCCATCAGCGCCGTGCCTACGGCTAGCGAGTTTCTAACCTTTGCCATCAATCACCCCCAAAATACTGCTTCCGCTGCTCTATCACCTTGGCCACAAGTCTACTCTGCATCGGCTCTCTCGTCTTCTTGTTGACCAGCACATCGACGGTCGAGCAGTGGCAATTTATCCGGCCACCTACCGCCACATTATCCCACCAGTGGTTTTGCTCCTCAGGCGTGGCGATTGTGCCGTGCCGCCTACCGTGGTCTGGTCGAGTGGTGACTAGCAGGGAGCTGATGTGCATGGCGGCCATTTCGTAGGCGCTATCCGCAAACACGTCAGTATTAAGCGCCGTGGTTTCCTCAAGCGTCGCCTTGTTGAATGCCGTGTTGATCTCGGTTGCGGCAATGCGCAGGGCTCTCCAGCGGATCTGGCCTGTCTTGTCTGACAGCTCACGCGATATCACCCGCGGCGACTTACCTGCCGACATACCCTTGGTGATGGTGCTGGACATAATCTTGCGCTGGTCATCCGTGAATCCTTGCATGGACTCATAGACGCGGCCATAGACCAGACTCAAGCGCCGCTGATAACCAGGCTCCATCAGCACAGACTCCGCCGTGATGTACCGCATCTGCGGCACTTCGTCTATCACCTTGGCGTCACTCACCAGGATCTGAGCCTGCCGGATTGCCTGCCCGGTTCCTTGCCCATATGCCCCGCTGGCGTAGACGTTTGCCCACCATCCTTCCGACCACAGCCCATCTGGGTTGCCGTAAATATATTGATTAAGCAGCGCCTCGATGTAAGCCTGGGTCTGGCTGACTTTCATCGGATCCAGCTCGTAGGCGTAGTTCACCGCGATCACGGGCTGGCCTGACGGCGTCAACCCTGCCGCATACTCAGCCGCCTTGCGATAAGCCGCGCGGGTGCGTCGCTCAAGCTCGGCAGCAAACGAGCGGATCCGGTTGCTCTGGCCTGTCGGGTACTTGGCAGATCGCGGGAGAATGGCGGAGATGTTCATGCCGTGGCTTCCGCATCTTCCATGTCGTCATTCTCCGGCGGAAGGTCGTCCAGCTCGCTGAATGCCTCATATCCGCCAGCTTCACGGATCTCATCTACCGTGTAGATAGGGCCATCCCCGGCATCCATAGCGGTTTTATTGGTGGTCGCCATCTTGGCGGCCAGCTCGACCTTGTCCGAGTCGGTCGCCTCCAGCATGTTTTCCCACTCGATCTCAATCTCCGCGCGCGGCATGGGCAGCAGCCCAACGCTGGCCATGTGCTGAATGAAGCGGATCAGCATCGGATTGATGGTGTTCTCCCGGCGCTCCTTGACGAATTTCGCCAACTGCTTCTGGTCTTCGTCGCTGGCCAGTCGCCCGGTCATCTGCCCGATCAGAATGGTAACAGGAATGCCGGTGCAGGCGGCCACCTCGTTCATGCAGATCTGCCAGTACGGCATGGGGTCTTGCAGGCTGGACTGCAGGTTGTTGGCCTTAGCACCCAGCAACATCAGGGAGTTGTCGAAGCCTTTCTGGAAGTCGTCCACGCCATCATCGAACTGCTTTTTGAGTGCCGGATCGCGCAGGCCGTTGGCAACCTGCTGATCGTCAATCTCAATGGCAAACCGCTGCTTCGCGTTACGGAATAGACCCTCAGACCCGCCGCAACGGATCTTCTCGGCGTCCATCAAGGCATTGAAGCACGCCTCAAGCGCCGGGATGCCGTAGATGCCGCCATCGTCTGCGCCCTCAGCAAAGACAAATACGCGAGATGGGTGCAGGGTGAGCGATTGCATGTCGCCAGGGTTGCGAGCTCCTGGAACCTGGCTGGTGTACTGGTAATCCTTCGGCATTCCGTAATCGGCGGAGGCAAAGTCAGTTACCCAGTTAGTGACCTCAAGCTGGCTCTCGTAAAGCGGAACCATCTTTACCATGGCTGACGTGCTGCGCACTTTGAGCGGCATATCTGGGCGCGCCCCGCCGGCCTCCCGCGCCACCAGCATCAGCCCGGCATACTGGCCGACACGCTGCCGCAAGTCTAAGCCGCGCATCCGCTCCCAGAGAGCGAAGTCTTCAACCAGGGTATCGAATGCCGCCATGAATTGCGCATCATCGCACTCAATCTTTGGTGGTGACTGCCAGCACATTTTGACAGGCAGGTTAATGATGGCCGCGGCCAGGGGCTTGCGCCGGTAGGCGTTCCACAGGTCAGAGAATGCCACGGTATCTGGATACCCGCCCACTGAATAGATGTCGGTGCGTGTGTTGGCGTTGTCATAGCCGCCGGTCATCTGGTACGGCACACGGGCGGATGATCGCGCATTGGATACAAGCCGGATGGTCGGCGCGGATTGTCGGATTGGTCTGCGGGTCTTTGGGCGTGCCATGTGGGCTCCTGGTGCTGACTGGCTGCAATTGGTCAATATTAGCACCATGGGGTGGAGTAGTCGCTAGGCTGTGGCGCTGCTACGGGGCTGGCAGCAAAAAATAATGCAGGGCAATGAAATAACCCTTGCGTGGTGTGATATTTGATATTATAGTTCTACTCATGAAGTGCGGCGCGGTGCGGCACAAAGGAGATAAGAAAATGGAACAAGTGATGAAGATGGCGATCGAGGCTTACTGTGAAATTAGCGGATACAGTTTCGAGTATGTAGCAAATCAGTGCGCCACAAATTTTGATGGCCCAGTATGCCAGACAGTAATCATGATCGCGGTTGCGTCAAAATAACAACGGGGAAACAAAATGAAAACTTTCGCAACCGGAAGAAAGACAGTCAAAAGTCACGGGATTGATTTCAAGTCATTCGTTTTATTGGTAAGGGTGAAGTATGGAAGAAGATCGCCAGTGCGTTACTAGCTCTCCTGTGATTCTTGCTAGATTTGACAAGAGAGACATACTCAAACACAACTATGGAGACATTGAAAAATCAATCGTACAGGTAATGTGGCAGATTGATTTTTATAGCATGTCAAGCCATCCGGTTTCAGTTTCTAGGCGCGAAAGCCTTTGTGAAATACTGAGCGCGCTAACAACGTAGCAACATCATGGTTACCTCCGACTATACAACGCCTCCAGCAGCGACGCGCCCTTGATAAACGCATGGCTCACGGCGTCCATGGTGTTATCCACTATGTCGTCATGCTTGTGGCTGTCGTCCGCGGTGAACTGGGCGTGCTCTGATACAAACTCGGTTGCCCACGGCTTGCCGACTGGCAGCCAGACCTTGCCCTGCTTGATAATCGGCACTGTGTCCATTGCGCGGGTGAGTTTGTCGGTGTTGCGCTGGACAGCGGTGATGCCGATTGGCATCCGGCCGTTGGCATACTGGATCAAACCCGTCCCGCTCGATTTGTCCTCCACCAGGACATCCCGCAGATTGCCGTTTCGCGTGTCGTTGTTGTCGTCCCACTTCTCGCACACGAACCGCTCGAAGTTGGATTGCAGCTCTGGCGCCTCCCATTTTCCGCGCAGCATGTCGATGGCGTAGAGGTTCTTCTCGAACACGCCCCACTCCATCATCACCGAGAAGTCGTTGACCTCCTTCGTCTTCTGGGCGGTATCGACCGTAATAAACCGGTAATCGAAGCGCGGAGGACGCGGGAACTCCTCATCGCCGTACCACTGGAAGTGGTCCGGGTTGAAGATGTTGCCAGACAGCGAGATCGGATCCTGCATGTACTGGGAAAGGAATGTGTACTCATCTATCTCCCAGAGCGCGAATAGTTGCTCTATAGCCTCGTTCTGCGGCCAGAATGACCAGTATCGCTGCCCGGCGTTGCAGATGCTCGTGGAGTCCTTCACGGCAGCCCAGCAGTTGGAGCGGTGCGGCTCTGGCAGCGTCTCGATGTATTCCTCAGTGAGTAGCGCCGGGATCTTGAGGTGGCCAAACGGAATGCCAGCCCCGCCAGACAGCAGCAGCCAGGACGAATCAAACTGGTGCAGACGCTGCTGGATTGACAGGATCGGCGTTGGGTGGGCTGTTGACTTGTCAGCCCGGCGCGAGCGGATTGTGTTTTTCTGGATCCGGTGGTTTCGCTCTCGCTTCACCTTGCTGAACATGTCTTCTGGCTTATCTCCATCATCAAGGATGATCATGCCGGAGAAGCTATCGCCCAGGAAGCCGCCCCGCTTGCCGACTATCTGCCCGCTGATGGACGCCGACAGCGACTCTCCAACAACGCGCCCAGACTCACCCAGGATCTGCCATGCCTCGGCCTTGTCGGTGCCGAAGGCGGACGGCCAGAAGGTCTGAAACTCAGGGCTGGCGATTATGTCGCGAGTGCGGCGGCTGTTGATCTCAACCAGGGTATTAGAGGCCGAAATATTCAGGTTACGGAACTTTGCCAGCTTGCCGCACCCGGTCAGCGCGGAGAAGTATGCCGGGGCATGGATACTGAAAAACTCGGTCTTAGTGGAGCCTGGCGGCACGTTAACTACCAGGTTACGCGGGTTGAGCCGCTGGTGGATCATGTCGTCCACTGTCGCGGCCATGTACTTATGGTGCCAGTTAGTCAGAAGGCGCTCGCCCTGGATGAGCTCAAACCAGATGCGAGTGAAGTTAAGGAACGATCGCTCGCTCCGGTGCTTCAGTTCGGCAAGCTGTAGTGCGGTGAGGGTTTCCCATTCGAGCATGTCGTGATCCTGGCTGGTGCCACTATGGGCCCGAAACTTTCTGCATTATAACAGCAAATAACCCTTGCTCACCGTGCCATGAGATAATACACTTCTATTCATGGAGTGACGCACAGGGCGGCACGGCAAGGAGATAAGAACATGAATAACCAACTGACCCAACAAGAAATCGAAATGGCAAACCGCATGGCCGCCTCAATGCTTGCTGATGGCGTTACTCCTGAGATGTTCATGCAAAGCATGGACGCCTTTACACAGGCTTACATGGCAGCCGATACCGCAAAGGTTAAGGCCATGACAGAGGCTTACTTCACCCGCCCAGGCTTCCGCGCTGACGTAATCATGGCAACCGCAGAGATGAATAAACCCGCCTAGCGCGGGTTTCTTTTTATCTAATCCAGCCCATCCAGCTCACCGCCAATCGCCTTCTGCGCCTCCAGGATCTCAGCACGGGTCGGCTTGGCTGGAGACATGCTGCCGTCGCTGGAGGTGTGATCTACCTTCTCGGTGAATGCCCCGACGCCGATGTGCTTGCCCAATAGCTCCAGGTTCTTCACCTTGTCCGGCCATTTTATCTTCTTGAGAATGGTCTCAGTGTCGCCGGAGTTGATGATGGCAATATCAAGCCCTGAAAGCGTGGTTCGCCAGGTCTTCGGCCACTTCTTAATAGGCAGGAAATCACCTCCATCATCGAGTATGTCGGCTACGTCCATCTCGTCGATTTCGATGAGGCGCTTAAGGACGTAATTGGCGTCCACCTTGACCTCCTCCACCCGCTCGGCCTTGCTCTGCAAAACAAATGCCTGGATCTCAGGTTTTTTCAATAGCTCGTAGGCCATGCGGTCGGCGGTGCGTGGTGAGTACCCTGCACGAATAGCCGCCTGCGTGCCGTTGAGATCCTTTATGTACTCACGGCAGAACATCTCCTGACGCTGATTCAGCTCTGCCATGCTTCCCCCTTACTCAGTAACAACGCTAACAGGCTCCAGCAGGAAGCCGCCAGCCTGAATGCCGTTGATGCGATATGTCTTGGTGCCGTACTTGAGCCAGTGTATCTCGCCGCTGTAGTGGCGCTGCTTGGCGTTGGCGGTTGCCTCAACCAGCAATGTGCCATCCTCGTTAATGGCCACGATATTGAACTCACCCGTGCTCAGTGTGTTGGCCCCGGTCAGGGATGCCGCTGCAATGTCTACCATTTTACCTCCTAATGCTATACCGCCATTATACCAAATGCCTTGATATGCACATAGCGCCGTGATGGAGCTACATGAATAGAGAGAAAACTCCAGCCCAGAACGCCAGGCACATGATGAGCATCACCGACCACGAACCGAGAACAAACCAGTTGATCCGGGCCTTGCTGTGGATTGGCTCATGGCTGGATGCGTTGGTGCGGTATGCGGCGTTCTTTCCTGTGTTGGTGCGTGCTTGCATGGCTACTCCTCCCACTCAATCGGCATGATTGCCACGACGTTGTCAAACGCTGACGCGTAACTATCGGCATCTTGCTTTGTTCCAAATATCGCAGGAGCGATGAATGTTGTGCAATCCATACGAGTCATGCGATGCAGTACTAGCCAGCCAGTGCAGGTTGTCACTGTGTCGTTATTCAAATCAACCATGGCGCACCTCACAGATCCGATAGTGGGTCAGGCCAAACAATTGCATGGCGTCTGCCAGGTCATGACCGGAGACGTTAACTAGGTCATGCTGCTTGGTGGTGCGGTTGATGCCTGAAAGGCGGTAGATGGTCATCGTCATTGTCTTGCTCCTTGCTGCTGTTAACTGATGAGCTAACTATAATACGTTATAGCATGGCGTGCAAATTTATTTTATGCCAAAAGAAACGGCCCACCGTAGCAGGCCGCCATGAATTACTCGCCTTGCACTGAGTCGCCAAAGTCCACATCCGTGAACTCTGCATCCACCACTTCGCCGGTCAGTTCTACCGGCTGGCTGTACGCCTTCTCGATGCGCTCCTTGTGCTCAGCGTGCAGCAGGATCATGTGGTCCTTGTGCTGCGCCCAGGTTCCGTTGATTTCCATCTCGCGGCGCAGGCTACCGGCCACGCCTTTGAGCGTATCCAGATCGGCGCACTCTGCCATCATGTCGTTGATGGCTTGCCAGTCGATGGATGGTGCTGTGCTGGCTGGGGTTATGTCTTTCTCCTGGCGTGCGCCGGTGATGCGGGCGGCCTCGTCGTCGTCGATCAACTCAGATATTCCGAAAGCGACGCGCACAGCCTGGCCGAGTGACTTGCCATGCAACATGCGCTTCTTGTAGCCCTTCCATGCCGAGCTCTTTTCCTGATAGCACTCGTCCATCCATTCTGTAACGCAGGTAGGGTGCGATCTGTCCTTGACGTACATTTTAGTCGTAACAGAAACCAACTCGCCTTTTTCGTTGAAGTTGTCGATCTGCTCGTGCCCGTCGTAGTTCTTCTGACGAAGCATGATGCGGATCCAGCCATCCAGGCCAATCATGACCTGCAGTTTTCCGCCACTTACGAAAGCATGCGCCTCTCGAACTAGAGGGTTCAATGAGTATGTAGCACAAACCCCAGACACCACGGCCAGCTCTGCATCTGTGGCCTTGGCACCATGTTGAGCTTTTGCGCTAATAATCATACCGCTCAACACGTCTTTGATTTCTTCAGGCGTGGTGCCGACATTCTGGGCGATTACTGCCAGAGAGTTTTTTGTTGTCATTGCTGATCTCCTGTTTGTTTGCACTGCAATGGCTAAATCCTATGCCATCACAGTGCAGTTGTCCAACACTACTTTGCCCACCGTGGGCGGTGAATCGTCTCGATGTGCAGGCTGGGCCCGAACTCTTCCAGCTCCTTGGCTGCGGCCAGGTCTTCGGAGCAAGCCAGCCACCCGGCAGCCAGCCACTCCGGATCCATCTCAAACACTCGCACTGGATGCTGGCCGAATACCTTGCGCTTGCCGACTACGACGAAGATAAACCGGTGTTCCACACCTCGCAGTTGGCGCAGTGCCTCGCAGTACCACGCCCCCTGGACGTGATACCGGTACTCCTCAGCGCTAGCCTCGAACTTGTCCACGTCATCCGTGGTCTTGACGTCCAGAATGATGGGCTCATCGGTTACAAGCCGATCTGGCCGTGCCTTGCAGCGCACCCCGTCAATCTCAAAGAAGATCGACGCCTCGCTAACCCCTGGCAGTCCCAGCAGATGCGCCGCCACTGGATGCGCCATGATGCTATCGCGCATAGTGGTCACTTGGTCGTAGTCGGCGGCGTCCATGATGATCTTGCCGCTGCCAGCCATGGTTGCGTCAAACGCTTCCGATCCCTCCTTTCCAGCCTTAGTGCTCCGGTCGAATGCCGGGCGCTTGATGTACTCAGACGCAAAAGCCTCAGGCTCCAGCACAGCGGCATGAAGCGCAGTACCGGTTATTGCCACCTCGGACGCTTCGCGCGGGGCGTTTTTCTTCCACTCAAGAAGAGCCGGTGATTTGTGGATCAGGTCTAAATCCGACTTCGACAGTCCGCGCTGGGCGCGGTACTCGGCATTGGTTAGGGTGGTGGTGATGTGGGCCATGGTTATAAACCCCGCGACTTCATGAATACCCGAAGGCGGCGCAGCGACTTTACTCGCCCATGCGCCACAAACTTCTTGTCGTTGGTTATATCAATGGCGTCGCAAAACTCGCCATTGTCACATTCCACGGCTATTTCTCCGCTCCAGCACTTGATCACCTTTATCTTCATGGTTTACTCCGTCTCGCAGGTTAAATTCCGTAACAATCTCGCATCATCTCTCGATGGTGTTCTTCTCGTAACTCATCGGCGTATGTGTTGCGCTGTTCTTTCTCGTGTTCACGCTGCATCTCTTCGTGATACGCATACATCAGTTTTTCCTCAACAGCCTGGATATGCCGATCAACATTTTCAAGAAGTTCGCCAGCCAGGCAGAAGCCACCTTGGTGATCGCCGTACATTGGCTGATTAGCCGGAAGTGATGCCAGATATTCTCTGGCATCAATCAGCATCAGTCTCTGGCCGTGAAAGTCTCCACCTTGCACAGCGGCATCGTATCGTTCACCAAGCAGCGAATTGTACTTGTCCATCTCTGGTGTTTTCATTTTGGCCTCAGTAACTAATGCTTACAGCCGGGATCAACTTCAGACCAATCGCCCGGATAACCGCCTTGCCTTGTTCTTCGGTGAGCCCGGTCTCCGCCACCAGCGCGGCCAGTGCGGCGCGGTTCACTGCGATCCGGTGGTTCTTGTCGGCCTCGCGGATCTTGATTTGGCGCTCAAACTCTGCTGCCTCTGCTGCCAGGCGTTGACGCTCGGCCTCTGCTGCGCGTTGTGCTGCTTCCTCGGCTTGGATCTTGGCGTTGGCTTCAGCTTCCAGTCGGCGTTGCTCAGCGGCTTCTGCATCGGCCTTGCGGCGTGCTTCTGCCTGCTCTGCCAGTTGGCGCTGACGCTCGGCTTCCAGTTTGGCGGATTCTTCGCGCTGCTTGGCTTCCACTGCGCGGCGCTCTACTGCTTCGCGTTCTTCCCGGGCCCGCTGCTCGGCTGCCAGACGTGCGCGTTCCGCTGCCTCCTCGGCAATCTTGCGATCATGGTCTTCTTGCTCACGCGCTGCAGCTTCCAGGCGCAGGCGCTCCAGCTCGGCGGCCTGGGCCTCTTCTCGCTCCAGTCGCTCAACTGTGACCATGCAGGCGCTTACGGCTGCTTCCTTGGCGGTCTTGGCCTTCTTTGCCAGCTCCGGCCAGAATGCGCCCAGGTCTACCGCTTCGGATTCCACGGCCATAGCGCGCGCCGTGGCTGCATCGGTGCCGACATCTGAACACAGGCGCAGGATTTCCGCCAAACGCTCCAGAATCGCATCCTGTGCGGCTTGTGCCGCCTCCAGCGGTGCCAGCAGCTTGGCCTTGAGCGCATCGAATCGCTCGCATGACTCGCGGGCGTTTTTCTCCAGCAGCTTCGGCTGCTCCTTTATGGCGCGCAGGTAATCCCGGATCGGCTTGTCGATAGCTGTCTTGCTGGATGCCACGTTAGCGGCCAGCGATTTGATGCGCTTACGGCCTTCAACGGTTTCCACGTCCGGGACTTCGGCGCTGACTTCGGCCTCCACTTGCTTGTAGAGGGTTTCCAGGTTGGCCGCCTCGAACACGGCAGGCAGGGACGACTTGCCAGCGGACTCGTCAAACTTGAACTCGATAGGGAGTGACATTGTTGTTTCCTTGGTTGTTTAGGTTGCAGTGCAAGTGTAACCGCTAGCCAACTAATACGCAATAGCAGGAAGTGATGAAAAAACAGGCTGTTTTGGGGTTGGAATGGGGTGGCTTTACTAAATCGAACGGGGTTTTTTCGTGTGTTTTCTCAATGAAATCATTGCGATAATGCGTTTATTGCCCTTAGACCTTTATCCATAGGACTTCACACACATGTATTTAAAGATCTGGCCTCTCTCTTTATATATAGGTGGGGTGGGTGTCTGGGGGTATACACTACCGCCGTTAGCGATTGTAGGGGCAGTTCGCTAGGTTGGCAAGGGATTTAATTTGCATCCCTGAAGGCTATATGGTGGAGCGGTTAATCTTAAAATTTCACCCAAGTACCAGTACTAAACGGAAAATCAAGAATGTTGGTTTATGTATCTGATTTTGCTAATTAATTCGACGATAAAATCGCGAGTTTTTTAGTACGAAGGATTCCACATCTAGCTTGGAACCATCAAAAACACAGCAAAATCAAGCCAACTTCCCAATCCATAACACAGCGCCATGGCCGTGGCAAATTTCTGGTGCAACAAAAATCCCGCACCAGGCGGGATCTCGTTGCTTGCTGGTGGTCTACATCCCAACCACATTCCCAGCCCCTTGCGCCAGTCGGATCTTGGCCCCGTCCTTCTCGACTTTGCCCATTACCATCATCTGCTGGAGCAGGTGGCCGAACACCGTGGTATCCACCTTCGTCTTTGTGGATAGCACCATTGCCCGGTAACTGGCGTAGATAGGCGACCGTTCGAACCGCTGCTTGACCGTGGACGTGTAGCGCCATCCCTGATCCTTGTCGTTTGCCTTGGTGGTCATCATGCGGATCAGCACTTGTTCTGCTGCCTTGATGATGGTCTCGCTGTCTTCACGCTCGGTGGCGTCGTTGATACGCAGTCGTTCAATCATGCAGCCAGCGCCGGTCAGTGACAGGGCCAGCCCATAGCGCACCATGGGCCGCGTTATCACCGCCCTGTAATTGTCGTCGATGTTGTCCAGCGCCATGACAGACGCCACCACGGCGACACGCTGGGCGATACGGGCGAAGATAGGGCCGATCTGCGGGTTGTTGCGGTACTCGTTGTTTTCATAGTGCCGGGTGATAGCGTCCATATCCTGGCTGGCTTCGCTGTCCAGCACAAAGCGCAGCTCCCGGCCTGAGAATGCAGATTCCACGGTTGCCTCGGCTTCGTCGTCTGATAGCTGCTTAATCATGCCCAGCCGGACGGCAATGCGGGTGCGCAGGCCGCGCAGCGCCTCCTGGATGCTGTCCCATTCCTCTGGGCTTGGCATCTTGAGCTCGGCCCGCTCCTCTCCGCAGTCCACAAACAGGGCTCGACCCAGGAAACCTGATTCGATGCTGTCGGTATCCACGATCTCTGCCAGCTTCTGCGGGGTGGAGTAGGTGGCAAGGTTGATCTGCGGGTTCTTTACGCCATTGGCGATGGCGTCTGACATGGAAACCTGTTTCTTGATCTCCTCTTCCAGCTTGGCAATCTCCAGCTCCAGCGCCTTGCGCTTGCCGACTTCCTCCGTTGGGTTCAGCTCGTCCATGACCTTCTGTTTTGCCGCGATCTGTTTATCCAGCCGCGCCGCCTTGGCTTGTGCGTTGATCTGGATCTCGATGACGTGGTTTTTCGGCAGGTTGAACTGGTTGGATGTGGATATGTCCATGATGGCATCCGGCAGAAACTTGAGCATCTTATTGCCCTTCACCGCATCGTTGCCCAGGATCTTTTGTGCTTCGTTGATGATGTACCGGGCGCAAGCCCCGTCATGGACCAATGCCATGCTGATGTCTTTGTCGGATCGAATATCGCCGTAAACCGGCAACGCAATATCCCCGGCCAGCTCCTTGATGGACTCAATGATCCGCTCCTTGCCGGCTGCCGACACGGCCAGGGTGAATGTGATCATGGATAGATTTGCCCCGCGATACCCACGCAGCCCACATGCCGCGATAGACATGATCTGCAGCGCCCCCAGCGCATAGGCCCCGCCTGACAGCTCCCGGTGGGCCCCGATCCGCATGTATTCCACTATGGTGCCAGCCAGCCCGGGCGGGTTGTCGATGTCGACTTTGGCCATGGTGATGCCTTCCGGCAGGTCACGGATGGTCAACTCGCGCTTGTGTTGGGTTACTTTCTTGACCTGGACCTCTTGCAGCTCCTCGAAAAACGCGGAGGAGTTGAGGTCGATGTTCTTTTTGTCGAATCCGAATGCCATGTTGTGATCCTTGTTAACGAGCGCCCAACAAACTAATCCCCATACCAATCAGCGCAACCTTTGCATTTCTTGATGATGGTCTGTTTTTGTTCTCTGTGGTTATGCTGTCACTATAAAAAACACTCTGCATCTCAGAGAGCTGCTTTCGCATTATTGCTGGGTCTTGGCATCGATAAATTCTGATAGTAACCCCGTGCTTTTTCTTTATTGCTATCTGCAGCTGACACATGGCCTCGTCAAGTTCCAAGCATTCATTATGTTTTATCGCTGCCTCTTTTCTTCTCTGTCTGCTATTCATTGTCTTTATCCTTGCTTAGTTGTCTGTATCCACCCACCAACACCCACCACGCAGCGCCTGCCGCATGGCTTCTCTGGTGGCATCTATTCCGTGCCGCTGCCGGTAGTCGTCCCAGTCGCCAAGTTCTGGCGGTAGGGCCACCAGCGCACCTATTGGTGCCGCTGCCTGGTTGGCGTAGTGCCAGCCAGGCCGCCAGCCTCTTGCGTCATCGACTGGATCATTGTCGGCAAAGAACACTATTTTTGCTTGCGGGTATTCTTTGGCGGCCCACGCGCTGACGCTGGCCAGATTCCCCGTGCTGAATGCGCAGATGGTATGCCAGCCGGTGGCGCGATTAACTGTCACTCCGGTGGCATACCCCTCAACGATGGCGATCCACTTATCCGAGCGTCCAGCAATGTCGTGGTGCAGCCCGGCCATCTCGCCGCCGAACACGAATTTTTTCTTTTCTGTCGTGATCTGCTGGATGTTCAGCAGCACGCCGTCACGATACGCCGGAACCAGTAGCAGATCACCGGGTTTGATTATCACGCCGCCGGATGCGGCTATGGCCTCGCCGTTGGTCATCCATTGGCCATCCAGGCCCTTGGCCGTCATGTACGGGTGCTGGGCCATCACCGCTCCGCCCACCAGCCGCTGTGCGTAGGCTGCCGCCTCTGCTGCCGCCTTGGCTTCTTCTGCCGCCGAGTCTCTTGGCTTGAATGTGCGCACCGGAGCCAGTGAGCGCCCAATCTCTCCCAGCAGCTCAAGCGCGGTTTCGTGTGCTGACTTGCCGATGAACTTGGCCAGTAGTGCCAGTCCTCCGCCGCTTTGCGGATCGCAGTGGGAGCAGAACCAGGTCCCGCGCCCGTCTTTGTCGTCAAACCGGAAGCGATCTTTCCCGCCGCATATAGGGCAAGGCCCGTGCCGCCGCCCAGATGGAATGTGGCAGCCGTAACCCTCCAGCGTCGGACGCCAGGATCCGCAGAAGTCACGCAGTACGCGATCAATCGGTGAGTCTCCATCAATCCGAGAGATCCGCGTGCTGGTGGCATTCCGCGCCTTGCTTGCGCAGTTGCACATGTCCAGCGCATTATGGCCACAGTCGAATATTGCGGGGAATCTCGGCTCCATTGCTAGCTACCAAGTCGCAAACGAAGGCACACCCAGCGCGTCCAGCTGCGCATTGATGGCGTTGATCTCCAGAATTGACAGGCGAGCGCGGCGCGGCTGACCGTTGGCCGGATTGTGGATGCCGTCGCCGGTCAGCAGCGTGATTTTGTAGGGTGACACGTTGGCGTCGATAGCCACGCGGGTGATTTTCACGCCGTCACGGGCAGCGTTGCGCAGGCGCTGGATAACAGCCTGCCCGGCTGCCATGTGTTCTTTCTTTGCGATCAGTGTTGCAGATGTCATTGTTTACTCCAGATTGAGCCGATTTGTGCTTGGAGAATCATATGGAAAATATCCTTGCACTGCAACAAGAAACGTGCTTTTATTTGCCTCACTTACCACACGGAGAAATAGAAATGACTTACGCCGAAAACGATATGAACACCATGCACCGCATGAGTGACGACGATCTGAACTACACCGGATTTTTCGACGGCCAGAACAAGGTTATACCGGACGGCACGGAGCTGGGCGTGCTGGTAACTGGTGGCTTTGTCGGCGTGCCGGAAGGCAAGGCGCAAAACATCTGCCAGGTGAACGTTACCGTGGTCACCAAAGGCGAGTTCTACGGTCAAAAGTACAAATTCACCGCCAAGATTTTCGATATTGACGAGGCCAAGCGCGAAACCGCATGGCGAAACCTGATGTGCCTGGATGCACAAGCCGGGTTCCCGCTGTCTACTGGCAAGATGGAGCCGACAACCGAAAACTTTGATGCCTATTGGGCTGGCACCGCTTACGCTCGGGCGAAGTTTGGCCTCTTCGTCTCCGAAGATGACGGGCGAGAGATCAACTTCATCCGCGGCTTCGGATTCTGGCGCGAGAAGATGGTTGGTGAGCAAGGCCAGCAGGCGGCGGATCAGGCTGGTGCGCAAGGCTACGCTGCGGCGTCAACCGGTGCAGTGGCTGAGTCTGACATTGACTTCTAACAAATAACAACAAGGCCGCCGAGTGGCGGCCATAGCAAGGAGTGAACCATGGAAAAAATAGCAGCAGGAACCGTTGCCGGATACGGCGTGGTGAGCGAGTCAGATATGGATCTGGATGTTTTCGGAAACCCAACGCCAGGATCAAAACCAATCGTGTGGGAGTCGCCTCTTTATATATCCACATGTCAGGCGCGCAGCCACGCAAGCAAGCTAGGTGCCTACGGTCGCCGCCTCATCGTGAAGCTGGTAGTGATTGAAGAGGTGGTGTGATGGCGATTACTTACGGAAGCGTCTGCTCTGGCATCGAGGCGGCTAGCGTAGCATGGGAGCCGCTTGGCTTATCACCAGCGTGGTTTGCTCAATTCGACCCAGAGCATGACTACAACAAAGGACCGGACTTTCCCAGCGCAGTGCTGGCCCATCATTGGCCGCACGTTGAAAACCTTGGTGACATGACGAAGATCGCCGAAATGCTGCGTGATGGGTCGGCCTGCGCGCCGGATATTCTGGTTGGCGGAACTCCATGCCAAGCGTTCAGCGTTGCCGGAATGCGCAAAGGTCTTGACGACACTCGCGGGCAACTAACTATCAAATTTGTGGAGATTGCAGATGAAATCGACAAGCAGCGAGGCGCTGGGAATGAATGCGCCATTCTGTGGGAAAACGTCCCAGGAGTGCTCAGCAGCAAAGACAACGCATTCGGATGTTTTCTTGCAGGGCTTGTCGGGGAAGATTGCGAACTCATCCCACCATGGGGTAAATGGTCAAACGCTGGTTGTGTGTCTGGCCCCAAAAGAACAGCAGCATGGAGGATTCTGGACGCCCAATTTTTCGGAGTGGCCCAACGACGCCGCCGTGTGTTTGTTGTCGCAAGTGCTCGAGACGGGTTCGATCCCACCTCAGTATTATTTGAGCGAGAAGGCGTGCGCCGGGATACTGCGCCGAGCCGAGAAGCGCGGACGGTCGTTGCCGCCCTTACTGCAAACGGCGTTGGAACGTGTGGCGCAGACGACAACCAAGGACAAGCAGGACATTTGATACCTGTCGAAGTCGAGTGGCGCGGATTTAATTTCGATCAGTTTTCAGATGGAGGCGTATTGTCTCCAACACTCACCGCTACCGAGTATAAGGGTAAGACGTTTGTATATCCTACATCGCACACTCACGGGTCAGCAGTGCGCCGCATAACCCCGACCGAATGCGAGCGCCTACAGGGCTTTCCAGACGGTCACACGGCGATACCGTACCGCAACAAGCCCGCTGCTGATGGTCATCGCTACAAAGCGTTGGGTAACTCGATGGCTGTTCCAGTTATCGCATGGCTCGGTAAGCGCATTATCAAGGAGCTCACACATGGCCTTTGAACTCCGCCCATACCAACGCGCCGCAGTCGATGCGGTTGTGGCGTTTCAATCCATAGCAATATAAAATACATGTGCGCCTAGGTTTAGCGGCCGAACGTGGACTTCAATCACCCACTGGCGCACACCCACAAGATTGATGACCTATGATTGAGAGGTTACTGTGATAGAAATAACCAAAGAATTCCTTTCTGAAATACTGCACTACAATCCAGAAACAGGCGTATTCCGCTGGAAGATGCGAAATATAGGTAAATACTTCAAAAACCCAAGAGCAGTTGGAATTTTTAATTCTCTTTATGCTTTTACCATCGCAGGCTCAGAGGTTACATCAGACCATTCCGCGACGTCATATATAGCAATAAAAATAAATGGTAAATCACACAAGGCGCATCGCCTTGCATTTATCTATATGACTGGATGGGCGCCAGCAGAGGTTGACCACCTTGATCACGATGGAACAAATAACAGATGGTCAAACCTAAGGAAATCAAACAACAAGGATAACTCGAAGAACAGGCCAAAACAGAAAAGCAATAAAACCGGAGTCATAGGGGTTAACTGGCATAAAGCCGCTGGGAAGTGGCAAGCGCGAGCTGTAGATAAAAGCGGCAAAAGGATTGATCTTGGTCGATTTGATAGCTTTGATGATGCAGTCTCAGCAAGGAAGGCTCATGAAGTTTTGTTTGGCTATTATGAGAACAGGGATTAGTCATGTCATTCACTTTGCGGCATTACCAGCAAGACGCTGTAGATAAAATAATAGAGCACGTTAAAAAGAGCCTATCGCCATGCCTGGTTGAGCTTTGCACCGGGGCTGGGAAGTCTTTGATAGTCGCAGCTCTTGCCAAGTTTTTTAATAACGCAGCGCCAAGCAAGCGCGTTTTGTGCATAGCCCCATCGCGTGAACTGGTTATGCAGAACCACCAAAAATACACAGACTGGTATATGGAGAAAGCCTCAGTCTACTGCGCCAGCGCAGGTAGCAAGTGCTTGCGGCATCAGGTGATTTTCGCCAGCCCGCAGACTGCCATCAAGCAGATCGAGAAAATAGCCCATATGGGCGTGTCGGCCATCATTATCGATGAGGCCCACGGGATAACCGATACCATGCGCAACCTGATCGAAGCCGTGCGCAACTATGAGCTCAACGGTAAGCGCATCAACGAAAAGGTGCGGATCATCGGCATGACAGCCACCCCGTACCGGCTGGGCACCGGCTACATCTACGGCATAGACGGCACCGGCGAGACTGACCGCACAAATGACGAGGGATGCGCCCGGGATCCGTACTATTCGCGCTTGGTTTACCGGGTGCAGGCTGCCGAGCTGGTGGAGGCTGGTTTCCTGTCCCGTGCCGTGGTCGGTGAATCTTCCGACCACTACGACACGCAGAACCTGAAAACCGACTCGTTTGGCCGGTTTTCTGCGGCGTCAGTGGCGGAGGTATTCGATAAGAGCACGAAGACAGAGGCTATCACCGCCAAGATCATGGCCATGTCTACCGACAGGATGGGGGTGATTATCTTCGCGGCTACCATCAATCACGCCGAGGAGATAGCCGGTTATCTGCCACCAGAGCAAACGTGTGTAATCACCGGAAAGACGCCGAAGAAAGAGCGCGAATCGCTGATCAACCGATTCAAGGCGCGGCAGCTCAAGTATCTGGTCAACGTGGCTGTGCTGACTACCGGCTTTGATGCGCCGCATGTGGATGTTGTGGCTATTATGCGGGCCACTGAGTCTGCGGCATTGTTCCAACAAATGATAGGCAGGGGCCTTCGCCTGCATCCTGAGAAAGAATCGTGCCTGGTCCTGGACTATGCCGAGAACATCGAGCGGCATGGCCTGCAAACCGATTTGTTCACCCCTCAGATCCGCACGAAGAAAGAAGGCGGCGAAGGCGTGGAGATAGAGATAACTTGCCCGGTATGCGGCTATCACTCGATTGCCAAGCGCCGCTGTGAGCCGGAATATGACGGGCTCAAGCATGACGAGTTCGGAAACTTCTTGATCCCGGGAACTGAGCAGGCTATCGAATTCGATGATGACGGTCTGCCGTGCAAGTGGCATGGCGAGGTAATGACCATCAACGTGACCGACTACGGCGACAAGGACGATTTCGGCGATGGCCAGAACAAGATCCTGCCCATGCCAGCCCACTACACGCGCCGCTGCAAGAATGACAGGGCGCGGATTGTGGATGGCATGCCGCAAGAGTGCGATCACCGCTACACTCTCAAGCACTGCCCAGAGTGCAACACAGAGAACGACATTGCCGCTAGGCAGTGTGTGAGCTGCAAGACGCGCCTGGTTGATCCCAACGAGAAGTTAACACGGGTTGCCGGTGATTCCGTGTCGATTGCGGTTGGCGAGTCGGTGATCGTGGATTGCATGGGCATCAAGTGCAAGCCACATGTCGGGGCCACCGGCAAACATAGCCTGCGGGTGACATACCACACGGCGGCTGGGCACATCACAGCCTACCACACGCAAAAGCAGCACTGGATCTTCAAGATGATGTGTTATTCCAACGGCATGGAGCCGGAAATAGTCGAGCCGGATTATTCAAACTGTGCTGGTTGGGCTGTTCCGCCGAAGACCGTCAAAATCAAAAAGACCGAGGCGGATGGGTTTTCACGACTGGAAATCAAAGAGGTGCACTACTGATGAGCCATATGCCAGCAAGGAATGTCACCAACAACCGGAGCAACCTATGAACCTAAAAAAAGTAGCCACCCACCACATCGACGTGATCGGCGACACCGCGTACCGAGGAGACTGCCCGAGCGAGACAGCCGAGATGATCGGTTTTTTCTCATGGCTGCGGTCTCACCATCCAAAACTGGCGGCGGTTGCCGTCCATGTCCGCAACGAGGGCCAGCGCAGTAAGCGCCAGGGATACCAGCACAAGCAGGAGGGGATGAACACCGGGGCCAGCGACATTGTGATCCCGGTTAACCCGCCGATCTGCATTGAGATGAAGCGCCGCGACCACACCAAGTCGGCGATCAGCGATGAGCAGCTGGAGTACCTGGTTGCTGCGCAGGACGCAGGAGCCTATGCAGTGGTTGCGATGGGGTGCAAGGGGGCTATGGAAGTGATCGCAGGCTGGATGGAACACCATGACTATCGACTACAACCGTAAGCTAAGCGGCGGCCAGATGCCAGCCAGCTACCACCCAGATGACGCCATCTACATCGACGGCAAGCTGTCCATGATCGGCATCGAGGAGCGAGGAAAGCTCTGCTCCGCCTATGCCAAGTGCTACCGAGACACCTACGCCGCCGAGCCAAGCGAAGTGCGCAAGGATGGCAAGGCGAGGCGGGAGGCGAATACCAGGCTCCGAGAGTATATCAACAAGAAGTTTTTGAGAAAGATGGGGTGATGGCTTGCAGTGCAATCGCAAGTGTGTAATATTTAGTATCACAACATAACTAGGCCGCAAGGATACATCATGACCCAAATAAACCCAGGCACCGCCGCCACACTGGCGCATAACACGCTGACGGCGCAGATCAACGCCATTATTGCCGGAGCGTCCGGCGCTACCAAGTCGCAGGCGGAGAGTCTGCTGGCGCTGGTCGATAGCAATATGCAGCTCATTATCGACTCCAGTAATCATCAAGTTGATGAGCTCAACGATCTGATTGACGAGCTGGAGAATCGCGACGCAGAGCTTGTGGCTGCGCAAGCCGAGGCCAAGCAGTCAAGCGCCGAGCTAGCCAGGCTACGCGCCGGCCGCCTTGATGACGAAAAGAAGATCCGCGCCATCATGGACACCCATGAGCAAATCAAAAACCAGCGCGACAACTACAAGCGCGAGGCTAACGAGGCTGGCAAGGTGAAGGCCGAGATCAAGCGGCTCAAGGCGCAGGCCGAGCGGCATGATGCAGCGCAGGCAAAGAAAGATGTAGAGCTGGCCGAGGCGCGGCAAATCATTGACCGCCTGCGCGCCAGGCTTGCCCCAGTGACTGATGCGGTGCGCGGCTGCACAGACCTGATGCGATTCGTGCGCCAGACGCTGATTTTCGAGGGGCTGGCCCCTGAGAAGAGTATCGACTGCAACGGCGAGACGTACCACATTTACCGGCGACCCGGCGACATTGCCAAGGCATTCCAGCCGCTGCACACGGATCGCGTGTTGTCGCGTGACCATCAATTCTATTTCCGCGTGGAGACCAACGCCGGGTATCACTTTGACGTGGTGCCGCTGGATGGTGGCGACGTAGCGGCAGCCAAACCAAAGGCCATCCCAGCAGGCGTGAAGAAGCACCTGCTTGGCATGTTTGCTGCTGAAACCCTGTTCGACTACGACAAGGCCGCCATGCGCAGCGATCCGCTATCCGAGCGTCTGGACGAAATCGACAAGACCCTGATCCCGCTGGATTCCCTACTGCAAGGCCTTGAGAAGCAGCTGATCACGAATCAGGTGGTCACCAATAGCACCGTTAACCGCAACAAGAAGAGAAAGGGGAAGTGAAGATGAGCAAGCACACACCGGAGCCGTGGGTGGCTGATGACCGTCATGATCTTGAAACTAATTTTTACTCAGATGATGCAACTGGCTCGATCATTGGTGGATGCCAAGAATACATGTTTGCGCATCGCGATATCGAAGAACGGCGCGCCAATGCACGACGCATCGTAACCTGCATCAACGCCTGCGCAGGCATGGCCGACCCAGCGGCAGAGATTGCGGAGCTGAAGCGGCAGCGGGATGCATTTCAGTTAGAGGCAGTTAATTGCCATGAAATGCTTTGCGTTGAGATAGAGCGAGTCACTAACCTGATAGCAGAGCTTGGCTTCGTCTCTGAATATGCAACTAAGTCGGTAATGGGATTCTGCAAGGGAGATGAAAAATCAATCTTCGATTTTTCTAAGTTCATGGAAGGCATATTTAACCGTTACGATGTTGAACTATCAACTGAATGTGAGGCGCTATTAAATGAAGGCAAATTCACCAAGCCAAAAAACAACCTCAATTGATAAAGTGAAATCCGCGATGCGAAGTGCTGGAATTGAGTTCATGGAAGTAGACGATTACATGGTAATAAAAAGAAACGGACGTCTTGTTTCGTTTAATCCCATGACTTCGGATGATGACGCGATATTGCTTGCTGGGCTTGCTGGATTGTCAATAAGGCGTGCCACATTCATGAGTGACATAGTGATTGGATTTTACTTTTCTTATGAGCTTAATCAATGGCACAACTTTATATGTGAAGACGCAATTAAAGCGTGCTCAGTTAAAGGAAGGTTTATAACAAGAAAAAGCATTGTTGAATTTATACGCAGATTTGGTGTGAATAAGGTTAAGAGTTATGAAGAATGTGACCTACCTAAACACACACTTGAATTATTCATAAGTTTATCAAGGGGTTTATTGTGAACAAATACCAGCGCCAGGTTCCGAGCACCACAATCGACATTTACGACATTCTGAAAGCGTGGGGCGTAACCTGCCCCGCAACCCAGCACGCGATCAAGAAGCTGCTGCAGCCCGGAGAGCGCGGACACAAGGACAAGTTGACCGACTTGCGCGAGGCGTTTGCGTCGGTTGAGCGGGCTATTCAGATGGCAGAGCATGACATTCCAGCGTTCAGAGAGGATGATTGATGGCCATCCTAATCAAGAGTAAAACCCCAGAAGCCGATCGCAATTTCTGGGCCACGCAGTGGGGGTGTTTCCTTGACGCGCAGCGGCTGCATGGAAGATCGTTCCGGCTGGACGTGGCCGCTGAGCCGCTGACATCTAAGTGCAATCGTTACTATGCGCGGCCAGAGATGATTGACGAGCTGCTGGACTACCGCACCAGCGCCGAAGTGAAGCGCCAGATGCGAGATAGCGGCGCGGTGTGCGTTGGGCTCGATTCGCTGCAGCTGCCATGGGAGGATGATTGGTGGTGCAATCCACCGTTTGACCTCAAGGAGCAATTCATTCGCAAGGCCAAGCGCGAGCAGGCCAAAGTCCATGCAGGTATGATGCTGCTGCCGTATGAGCCGCTTACTGGGTGGTGGAGAGATAACCTGGCGGAAGGCGTGATCATCTATGAGCCAGATGGCCGGTACAACTTCATGGAGCGAGACGGCAAGACGAGGAAGTCAGGAGCAAACTTCGGCAGCGTTCTGGTGTCATTCCCGAGCCAGCACATTGGCCAGTCGCCACGGGTCCCGTTTATCCGAGGTCGGTAGTGGCTTGACGGGCGGAAACGCAACAACTACTATTGGCTTGTTCCTTGTGCTTGATTGTTGCTCCATGCTTCGCTTACTTTGCTTGCTCCACGCTTCACCCCACGTTCCATTGTTGTATCCTTGCTGAAAAACCTTGCCGCCCACTTCGGGCGGTTTTTTTTGCTTGCCGTTTGGCCCGAATTACCACTTCGGGCGGTTTTTTTTGGCTGTTTTTCGTGTGTGGTCGATTATTTCGTGCCAGTGCTATTGCATATCACCGAACTATTGCATAATATCTAGTAACACTCACAAGCAACGGAGCAACACCAATGACATCAGAACAAATGAAAGCCGCCCGCGCCAAGCTAGGCCTGTCACAACCGCAGTTCGCCACCGCCATCGGTATGTCATCCTCCGCCGTCAAGGCGTGGGAGCAGGGCAACAACCCGATCCCATTGTCTATTGAGATCTTGATCGGCCACCTGCTGAAGGCTGCCAAGTAATGGACGACCTCGAAGCGGATGAACTCCGGCGCGAGGAAATCGCCATGCGCTGGTATCGGCAGAAACTGGCATCGCACCCGGACTGCCGAGATCCTGACCGCCCAGGATGCGAGAAGTGCATGGAGCTAGAAGGAGATGAAGATGGAACAATCGATTGATAAACAACTCGCTGGCCTTCTTGGCCGCCTGTTACTGGCCTGCGCATTCATTGCTGTGATGACCAACATGGTTTATTCGGCGCTAGCCATGACGCTGATCGGCATTGTTCTGGTTGGGTATGCGGCACCGCTTAAGCAACGCAAGGAGCAGCAGCAACGCAAGGAGCAGCAACCATGATCATCTTCTCAGACGTCGACGGCACCCTGTTCAACAACGAGCACCGGGCTAGCGCCATTCCAGCCGACCGCAGCCACACAGCCAACTGGCATGAGTTCAACGCGCTGCATATTTACGACACACCGATCCAGTACCGGATCGACCTGCTTAATGCGTTGGCCATGGAGCACATGGTGATTTACCTGACCAGTCGCACCGAGACTTTTTACGACAGCACCAAGGCGCAGCTCAACATGGCCAAGTGCCCACCTGGCCCGCTGGTGATGCGCGGGGTTGATGAGCATCGCCCGTCGGCAGAGTTCAAGCTGGATGCCATCGAGAGAGAACTGGCGTGCCGTGGCTTGAACGGTGATCGGTTTATGTTGATTGACGACGATAAGCACGTCTGCGATGCAGTGACAGCACGCTACCCAATGGCGCGGGTTATCAAGGTTCCAAGCCAGTGCTGTGCGTACTTGGCAGCAAGTCGCGTGTTGGGCTTTGACGCAGAGATGGTGCTATGACCATTCACGCAATAGAATTCACCGCCGCGCTGCTATTCGGCGCAGTGGTTGTGGCTTGTTTGATTTGACACAAGGAGCAAGGAAATGGACAAGATACAACGAGCAACCGAGATCCACCGCAGCATGACGCCGCACCAGATGGCGCTTCGGATTGTTGAGATGGAAGACGAAAGCGCAGCAGCCATTAAAGCGATGAACATGGCACGCGAAGTAATCAACGAAGGCACAGCCAAGCTCGAAGAATACAACGCCAAGCTGGCCGACTACGACAAGCGCATCAACGAGCTACAAGACGCGCTGGAGCTGGCAGAAGAGGCTGTGCGGGCGAAGCATGTTCCAGCAGCGCCGGAAGGCTGGCAGCTGGTGCCGGTGGAGCTTACTGACGCGATGAGCGATGCCATCTATAAAGAGTTGGGCAGCCCCACTGATGGATGGTATGGCTTTGATGACTCCTACCGCGCCATGCTCGCAGCCGCGCCGAAGCTGGGAGGTGAGTGATGGTTACTAAGCAGGAGCAGTTGGAGTGGTTGGTGAGCAAGATCGTTAAATGGCCAGCCGATGGAGCAAAGATACCAGTATCGATTGATGATGCTGGAAATCCAAAGTTTTACATGCCATGGGATGCTTTCGCGCCTTGGGATGTGATGCGGGTAGATTTCACCCACGAAGAGTGGCAACAGGAGCGAGACAAGATGCAGAAGCAACCAGCGCAACCAGATCAACCAGCGCAACCAACGCCTGACAACTCATGGCATGAGCGCGGAGAGTTGCCGCCGGTTGGGTGCGAGTGTGAGATACTTGGCGCTTTTGGCCATTACCAAGAGTGGTTTCCGTGCAAAATAATAGCAGAGCACAGCGGTTCTGTTTTTGCCGCAAATGAACGATCGTGGATAAATGTAAAGCATGGCGAACGTCAATTCCGCCCACTCCGCACAGAGCGAGAAAAGGCGATTGATGCCGTGATTGACATCATCTGCGCCGGAGGGTACTTCACGAGGCGTGACGGCGCAGCGCGTGAGATTGCCGAGCGGATTTACGATGCAGGGATGCTGAAATGACAAAATCCCGCGCACTCATCCCAGACCACACCCGCATTAACCGCGACCCAGAAGGCACCTATATCTATTACGCCAAGATGGCGGCACGCAACGAGGCATCCGGCAGCCCATCGACAGCCGAGGCGCTTTGGCTCAAGGCGATGCGCGTGGCCGTGAAGCCCATCAACCGCGAATGGGCAGATAGCCGGGCCGCCATGTGCAAGCAGTTGTCTACGAAGTGGAAGTTCACATCATGAAGAAGCAGAAGCGCCGCCGGCTGTGGCATTGGCGCAGCAGTAGATAAGAAAAGCCCCTCACTGGGAGGGGCTTGGTTGTTACTGCTGCTCTTGCGCCGCCAGACGTTCAGCCAGCAGCTGCTCATCTCCTGGCATGTAGACCTCACAACCTGCTGGAGTAGTGATAGTGCAGATAGTCTCTTCCGGCGCAGGCTCGGCAGCACTGATAGAGCCGTCTTCGGCGGTGATTACGGGGATGATAAACATGGTTACGCCTCCAACCAGACGCTATAACCAAGAAGACTAAACGAATCAGCTATATTTGCAGACGCTATCGCCATGGACACCTCCATATCTGCATCCGTGTTAACCTGCGCCCCCTTGTCCACTGTGCTGTTAGTGGCTCCTGCGCCAGGAGCCAGATATTGCGGGGTGACAAACTGTGTTTTTGACGTGCCGAAGTTGGCGGTGCTGTAGAATCTATGACACTGCAAATTGTT